ACGTGTGTTTCTTTCTTTTTATTTTGTGTTCCTCTTCGTTCTATTGTGTACATAACACCATTCATTTCAAAACGAAATACACCTCGGAACCATGATTTTTTATTGTTTAAAACTTCATTAGCTTTGCCCGTTTTACTACATTTATCAAATATAGTATATGTTATTGCATCAAGCAAAGATGACTTACCGGAAGTATTTGCTGCAAATAAACCACAAACGTCTGATAAATTTTCAAAGTTTAACACGTTGCCTTCGCCATATGAAAACATGTTGTCAAACTCAAATGATACAGGATGCCATGTTACGTGGCGAATTGATTCTACTGCGGGAAGCTTTGAATTAATTGTTCTGTTAATGTGACGTATTGCATCCGTTTCTTCTGGAGTTGCTTGAGGAAAGTGTGAATCAATATAATCAGTTAACAATGTATTTTGATATTCAACATCTCGAACATTGCCTATTGCTAGATTTGATGAAGTTGAAGAATTTGCTTGTTCAATTGTACGTTGAATTGTTATGTCTTGTACATCATATTTTTTACGTATTGTTGCAATAAGCTTTTTCATATCTGCTGCACTAGTGCCATTGAACTTGATTCTTATGCGTGGTTTACGTGGCATTCGATGCGGATGCGAAACTATTTTTTCTCCTTGAGTTTCTAAAGTAACATAACCGTAATCATTTTCTATTTGAACGAATTCTGCTGATCTAGTTTCAATATCCCAAACAAGTATTCCGTGATCTAATGCTTCTCCATGATTCTGTTGGATTGTGCTACCTGCATATCTAATTTCTGGTTTTTTTCTAAATAACTTAATTTTTTTACTCATATATTTTCAAATTTAAAATGATCAATTTCATCCTCCCAGATACGTATTAATTTCCAGTTACTAGATTCTACTAATCCATTTTTATATAAATCATTTTCTCTTGTCCGTTTCTGCGTTTCGTTTAGTTGCGTAGTTTCTAAATTTTTTCCGTGCCAATATATACCATCCACTTCAATTAATATACATTTTTCTGGAATTGCAAAATCAAAATAACGTCCTCGAAATTTATATTGTGGAATAACATTATGTTTATATTGACATAATTTATTAAATACTAACATTTCTGGTTTAGTAAATTCAGTCTGTATTGATTTATTATTTAATGATTCATATGACCAGTTACCATATCTTTCTTTAAATGTAATATCACATTGTCGTTCACCAAATTTCCCCGATAAATTATGTCCGCCTTTTTGTTTTATAGTTTCATTTCTTTTACGTTTCGCATCGGGCGACCAACCTATAGGATATTCACTTAAATCTCTTATTTTTTTTAAACTGGCGATTCTAGCATTTCTAATTTCAGGATTTTTCCATGAATTTTTTTGACTTTCTGAACGTTTTTTTCGTTCTTCAATTGACATTTTACGTCCTACATTGTGATGCGATTGTTTTTGATATTTTTCTCGCTTTCTAATAGAATCTTCAATAGCATAACATGTTCTACAACAAAATAACTGTTTAGAATTAAATGTCATATATTCATTATTACATTGTGCACATATTTTAGTTTGCTTTGCCATGTTTTTGTTGTATTAATCTTTTAATATAAATATGTATAATACAACAAAAACATTATTTAATTTCCCAACCATTTTTTAAATATTCATTTAATTCCGATTCATCAACTTCAATCTCTTCATATGAATATGATTGTAATACTTGATTTGGCTTATGAATATCTCCTAGCAATGTAATGTCATGTCCTTCAAATAATTCTGTAGTTACATGTTCATTGGATATTTGATAACCAATATCTGTTTTAGCAGTATTAACAGCCCCATGGTGCAATGCTATTTTATATGAAGCTTCAAAGTCTTTAGCTCGTATGTATTCTGCAGGTGTTTTATCAACTGCCATATGATTCCATGTTACACCACCAAATTCAAATATGCCATTGTCTTTTACAAAGTGAATGTTTGGATTTTGTATAACATCTAGTACTGGACTTACTGCATCAACACGATGCATATTGTTCAAGTTCATGTCATGGTTACCTAAAATAACAATGGTAGGTATAGTAAATCCATTAAAGAAATCTACAAGCATTTGAACTAGCTCGGGCGACATATCTAATTTGCTGTGAACAATATCGCCAGTAACAACAGCTACACTATTTTCGGTAGCACGACTTTTTATTGTTTCAAATAAATTTCGGAATACCTGACGATATTCAGTATGTCGTTTTAAAGTACGAATATGTATATCCGAAATGTGAAATATTTTATCAATTCGTTTTATGTCCATAACAGTCCCATTTTTAACTCCATAACACGTTCAAATGTTAACAAGTCAGTATTTTCTATAATTTCAGTAATCTGATGAAATCCTAATTCAGATGCATCTTTATTTTGCAATTCAACAAAATGTACATTAAGTCCTTCAGCCATAAAACGTTCAGCAATAGTTAATGCATTTTTTAAAGCATCTGCATCCAAACATATGTAAATGTTTTTAACGCGTTCTTCTATAATTTTCTTTTGTAAAGCTGGTTGTATTATTTTACCAAAAAGTGGTATTGCATTGCGTTTAACTGCAATTGCATCAAACGCCCCTTCACAAAGTATGATTGGTTCTGCCCAATTTATAAACAATTCAAATCCAATGATGTCTTTTGAAATTTTTGGATTCTTATGTTTTTGTTTGTCTGCTTTGTAAAATGCTCGACTAACAAAATAATTGAGTTGGCCGTTAGCATCGTAACTAGGAATAATTATTTTGCCGGAGTATTCTCCTGTTTCACAATATCCAATACGATATTTTAAAATATCAAATACAGTAACACCACGTTGTGTTAAGTAATGAATTGCATTGCGATAATCGGGAGTATTTTTTTTAATCCAAAGTGGTGCATATTCTGCAGGTATTTGAATTGATGCTGCGGTTGCGGTTTCTGATTTTACGTTTCTGTATTTTGCAGATTCAATTATTCGATTAAGCTGTTCGAAACGTTCTTTTGGTAGATTAAGTTGTTTAAATAAAGACGCAATGCTACGTCCTTTTTTATCAGATATCCAACAATGCCATGTATTTTCTCCAGCGTGATTTGTATGAATATTAATTTCTAATTTAGGTTTGTAGTGCGAAACAAATGGAGAGAAGAATGCAATGTTATCACCGCTAGTTGGTTTACCTTTGCCTAAGACTGATTCTAATAATTGTAACAGTTTTAGATTCTTCATATTATTATATTATTGAAATTCTGTAACGAATCCAATAAATAATATTAATTATTATAATATATGTTTGATACATACATTTCATTACTGATCAAACGATTTCATTACATTGCATTTCATTCAATCTATTAATTAAATAAATTTCATTAATCATAAATGAATATATGAAAAATAATTTAAAAATCAAACCATTATTTAAAAAAAGATTTAATTGTTACCGGCTCTTCTCCTGATTTCAAACATTCAGTCAACCATTCTGCAGGTATTTCTTTTTTTGCAACATGCACGATACCTATTTTTTTTGCATACATTTCATATGTTGTTTTGCTTGTTTTAGATAAACGTTGGTTTGGATTCTGAAACACCATGCGTATATCAATTCCAGGATTTGATGTTAAAACATGTTTCATTTTTACTCGATCGGCAGTAGTCCATCGGCCTTTTGTTTCTATGTACATGGTAACGCCATCGCGTCTAGTAAATACAAAATCAGGAGTATATTTATGACGCGACTCTGGTACAATATAATTTAATGATTCTGTTTCGTATTTCAAATCATATGGCGTTGCTGTTATTTGATCTGCAATAACATGCTCTAGGCCAGATTTATAACCATGTTTAAGTGCGGCAGCTCGTTTCGAATTTCCTGCACTATGAAAGTGATTTTTACGCATACTTTTTAAAAATCTAACGGAATAAGTACATAATGTTTTTTTCCGGAAAGGTAATATATTAGTTTATATACATCTAGAAGATCCGTCGCAGATTTAAATGTTTTAGAAAAATCAGATTGAGGTGCGAAACACGCTCGTATATTAGCAATCGATTGTTCAGCACCTTTTACCCATTGATAGTATGTTCTATCATTCGAAACTGGGGGTAATCGTTTCAGATTTTTTTCTGCAACATCCATACGTTTCGACCATGTCGTTAACCAGGTACGATAAACAACTTCATCCCACGCGGCATCTTCATCATCATCAAATGTATCTTTATAACCACCTAATTCATCTTCAATTGTCATTTTTATGCCCCATACGGTGCTATTAATTTGTGCATCAATATTTTTAAATATATCTTGAAATGCTTTATCTGTATCAGCTACTGAATAATATGTGCCAAAAACTTGTTCAATACCTTTTTCATATAATTCCATCGCTGTTAGTTTAACGCCGCCTCTTCCTGTTATCCATTTCACACCATATGGAATTCCCAATGCATCTAATTTAATATTCTTATCCCATGTGCCTACGTTATACCAGCCCCATCCCGTACTAAAAGAGTTATCAGCGTATGCCCACTTTATAGTACCATCGACCATAAATTTCAAATAATTACTAGACTTAATTAAAATTTCAGCTATAACACTCGTACTATTGTTATAAGACCATAACTGTGGTGGAGTTTGTTTTCCCCATCCAGCTTCAGACAAAGCTTTAACAACCGCCTCTCTTAAAGATGTAGAAACGGCGCTAGATTTTTTCGTAGTTGAAGTTGACGTACTAGATTTTTTTGTTGATGTTTGAGTTGTACTAGTTTTATTAAAATTTTTTGATTTTTCTTCTACATTAGATAAGTCAAATTGTTCAAATAATGGTTGTAGAAAATTTGTTAATCTAGTTTTATTGGTTTTTGAATTAACTGACTCTTGTATTGGAATTCCTTGGCTTTTTAAAGTTTTAAATAATTCACTCTTAAATGCATCGGTAATTGCAGAAGTTTTATCAGCTTTTACATTAACATCATTGGATATAGATTTTAAAAATTTTATCAATGTTTTTGAAGCTTGTCCGATATTACCATCAAAATTCCATTCACCGTTTGGCAGACGTTTCCAAGAAGCCTTATAAAAATTTTTAAATTGTTGAACATTTTCACCCCCGGGGGTGCCTTTAAAGATTGCATACATAGCCCACTGTACCATTCTAGGATCATTCAATCGATCACTAGTTAAACCTTTTAATTTAGTTACATAATCCGGCTCATTTTCTTGATATCGATCTTTATCTTTAACACCATTTACACGTTGCTGATTAGTTACAGTAACAGCTGGTTGATTTAATGTTTTGTCTAAAAATGTTTTCTGCGATATAACAGTGGCATTTGATTTTGTAGCATCAACACCTTCAACTAGTTTTTCATATGTAGACTTAGTAATAACGTCAGACGACCCAATTGTGCCAATTGTAGGTATATCTTTAGTTGTTAATGGCTTTTTTTGTTTGCTTAAGATATCTCGATTTACCGTATCTCCATTTAAAATGAAACATTGGTAATAAGTTGTTCGTTTTTCTTTAATAGGATTTGTATCATCTATAATATATAAATGATTTCCATCTGCATACCTAGCAGTTGAACCAACACTTTTGCTAGGTTGGATTGCAGCAACAACATCTTGCAATGCAATTATATGATTTTTTGGATGAGTATAAATTACGCGAAAAAATTCTTCAACCCCGACATATTTCCTAGCTGAAATTAACTGAGCTGCTGTAGGGTATAAAATTCCAGCACTAATATTATCTTTTTGTTCAAAAATCATTGTATGATTCCTTTTTTATAAATAAATATAATATGTATCAAATCTTACCAATCTACTAATACTATATTATTATTCCATAACATAACGTTTTCTGATCTAAAATCTAAATCTAACTCGAATTCCGGAATGGCTAATTTTTTAACATCAATATATAATGCATTTAAAAAATTATTTAGTTGCGTATTTAATGAATCTGTTTGATCAGTAAATTCAAATATAGAAACTTCGCCGCCTTGTTCTCTAGCAAATTGACCATAATCTCGCATAAATGCATCAATTTCTCGTTTCATCATATTAGGTAATGGTTGAGCATTAGCCATTATAAACATATCAG